TGACAAGCTGACTGAAGTAGTTAGCTACCTCAGCATCATCCTCAAACGAGTCGATGCAGGGTGTGTATTTGTAATCCCAGATTGCATTGATTGTTCCCTGGCCGCTGACCATGCCTTGGTCATAAAACTGCCGGTACTCCTCTCCAAGGATGCTGGTGTCTACTGTTTCGCGCTGGGTGGTCAACTCCCATGAACGCATTTGCGCCACGCAGTTGTAAGAGACGTTTACCACGTCGATTGTGATTTCTTGATCAGCGGTTGGAGTTACCAACTCAACGGCATTGTCTCGGCCTCCTGTCACCGCTGCTGCATAGCTGGTGTATAGACGGATGCCTCCTGCTTGGTCGACATGCACCCAGCGCGTGACATCAGTGTCTGTCACCCCGTCAACCAGCTCTAAATCAGATTCCCCATCAGTCGAACTAAATTCAACCTGATCTCCAATGATCAGTGGAGAGGGGCGTGTGTCATCAAAGTTTGGGTCAAAGTCAATGCTGAAACGGCGCTGGTCAGCATTGACATCATCTGCCTGAAGCGTGACGCGGATTGGTTCGCCCTGGCGACGAATTTCGATACTGCCAGCATTTCCGAGATAAACGCTCATAGGTCAATTGCGTCGATAGCACCATTTACCTGAAATGACACATCAGCACTAAGTACCTCACCAACAGCCATCGACATGGAAACACTGGTCAGCAGTGCCTCAACAGTGATCTGCTTGACATCATCACCATCAACAACCTGCAGGTTGAAGGTCACGTTCTCGGCGTCTGCTGCTTGACCTGGATCACCGCCTGATGATTGCGCCTTCATCAGCTTTTTGATCAAGTCGCTGCAGTGGTTCGTCTCTCCATCTTGGTGGTAAAACAAGCGGCACGATCCAGTCGTGGTACGCAGCCCGTTGACGAAGGTCTGATCTGTGTCCTCCAGTGTTGTCGTCGCCAGCGGTGACATTGAACTGTTGATTGTCCAGTTAGTAACCTTCGCGGCGTTGGTGCCGTCAATCTGTAGGCGTCCGTTTTGTCCTGAATAAAAAGTCACGGCAGAGTCGCTCCAACTAGGTTCACAGTCACGGCGGACACGCCCGGATATATCGATTTTAGCTGCGGCGGCTTTTCATATCTCCATTGACTGTCCCATGCCACAGCGCCGATTGCATCGCCATTCCCTTCCCAGCCAGCCTTCATTCCGTTAGCGGCATCAGTCAGTTCAAACTGCTGAAACGTCCCCTGCATTTCGTGGTAGTGGTCAAGAAATAACTCAGCTTGCGCATCAGTTATGTTCTCGTATGTCAACTGCACCTTCATGCCGGTGCGCTTGCTCCCGTAGAGAATCCGAAACTCAGCGCCGCTGTTGGCTCGATATTTGGTATTCGCAAAATCGCCAGGATCAAACGTACGTCCTGTCGGTGGAATTGTTGGAAATGCCATTAAGGACGCCCCTCTTCCACCACTCTAAATTCCTCGGGGTGCATCACGTCATAGACAATCTTGCTGCTGAGATCCGCAAAAACAGGATGATGAGAGCCGGTGATCTTCACGCAGCCGTCCTCCTCGATGCCGACGCTTTCGACCTGATACATACCCAGCCTGCGAGCAATGCCTGGAGCGTTGAACAGCGCACCAAACAGGCCAGGGTCAAGCACCTTGCCGTCCTTCACTTCCATCTCCATTTCTTTCACCTCATCGCTCTCGCGCCCTAGATAGACAAAGACCCGGTGAATTCCATCAGGCATCGGTGATGGTGAGCGGATAGTGCCGTCATCCAAAATTGCTCCATTGCGGAACTCTTCATAGGGGGAGGATTCACTGTCGATCCGAATAAAGTCTCCGGGCGCTACACCCATGCCGTCGGGGTTGGTCTTGAATTCGACGACGTGATCAACCCGCCTGCGGATTGACAGCATGTAACGCGCAGCAGCAAAGGCATGACTCCTGCGGGTGCAGAAGCTGCTCATATCAAAGTCTTCCTGGTTGATTGTGGTGATGTTGTTGTTTGGGTCGCTGTCGCTGTTTTCGTCCCAGTCCCACTGCACAAGGATGGACTTCTGTTCAACCAGCGTGTTCTGCTGCGATAGCCGGTAGATCATGTTGGCGCGGAAGTCTTGGCGCTCTGACTGCGGCAGATAGGTCAGCTTGAAGCTGCCAGCGACAATCGTTCCGTCGTTAAACATCGCAGTCGGTGTGATCGGCCCTTCAATCAATGCGCCGTTCGCCTGCGGTAGGGCAGGCTTCAGAGCAAACTTGCCGTTGATGATCACAAAGTCGCAGAGGAACAGCGGAGCGATCTGGGTCAGATAATCACGAAGGTTGACGCTGTCGTTGATTGCACCGTCGTACCGCATCCAATAGTTCGCCAAGAAGTTTGCCGATTCTCGGAACCAACCTGTTGCCACCAGCTCGGGTGCAATACTCCGCCCTGCAGCAGCAACGCCGGGGCCTGTAGCCGTCAGCAGGTAGTGAGCAATGTCGGCAAAGTTGTTTGACGGTCCAACATCACCCCGTCCATCGTTGCCGTATGCCTGGGGCGGGCCCAACCTTGGAATGTCAATGCCATCAGGCAACCAGATTTGAGCCTGATCAAAGGATGCGGTTTGATTCAATGAGCGCACCTTGAAACCGACAACGCTCATCCCATACCAGTTGGGAGGATTTGGCTCACAGCCAAGCGATTCATTGACATACGCAATGCTGAAATCTGGGGAGCTATCACACGACCTTCTGATTTCCTGATAGCAGCTCAACTCTTTAATCGCTGCATAGTCTTCAAACTCTCGATCTACGGTGTAACTCGGTTCAATGACCTTGCAGATGCCTTCTGTGATTACTTTGAAAGTTTGAGTGACCTGACTGGAAAGACCGAACCAGTTCCCGTGATGCGTTGCAGGACTGCGAACATTCCGAGTTGCTTCCCATCTGGAGCCTGTAGGTATTGATGCACCCTCGCCGGGATAAAGCTCAAAACCTGCCTCCCATGCTTTGGCGGTGCCGTGTGATGCAAGACGAGATTCACCACCTGCATCAATCACCGTGGCGAACACTCTCAGGTCAATTGTCCGAGAGCCGCCAATTTCAGTTGCTTTAATCCTTGTGCTACGGCTTTGACCAAAGACATTTTTCCGACCATTTCCTGAAGTTGGCTTGAGGTTCCAATCTCCGCCATCGAGGGATTCCAGCCATGCTTGCCATGATCCACCACCAGTGTTTGGTGTGTCTCGGTAAAGCTCGTATCGTTGATTACTGCAATCTTTTTTGGCACCTACTTTCTGGCGGCCTGCATTAACTTCGGGCAGGTCAACAAGTTGATCAAGCGGTACAACATCAGCGCAAAAATCTATACGGAAAGGTCCGTAAGCATTGGCTGTGTCAAAGACAGTCTTGAATGGTGCGCTTCCCCTCAACACCTGAATTTGTTCAGGCTGCGAAAAACGAATCATTGTCTGAGCAGGCTTAGGAATCAACCTGAACTCAAGTGCTTTCCTGCCTGGATGACGTATTCGAATGAAGCTGTATTGATCAACAGGTTTATTGCCAGTAACAGCGAAAGTTATGTTGTCAATAATGTCATAGCCTTCCAAGTATTGATCGCTAATGCTGTCTTCCTCATTGGTGTTTGGGTCATAGCCCTGGATATTATTGGGGTCTCGCACACCTAGAACAAAAAAGGCAGTTCTCTTTGCATACTTATTCGTAGTGCCAGCATTTACTTGGATATTCTCTTCGTCGTACTCTTGAAGTTTTTCTGGAGATGGGACGCTGTTGAAGTTACATAAGCCGTTAATTTGCGTCCAAACTTGAGCGCGAATGCCAATCTCAGTAACCTCAACCGGTCTGGTGTTTTTGACCTGACCGATATCCATCTTGCTTAAGCCAAACCAGTTGGCACCTTTGAAGCCCCTTGATTCTGCAAAAGCACCAGTATCGTCACCACCTTCACTGAGGATCCAGTTATTAAGGTTTTTGTAGCCAATAATGCCGATCGTGCGGTTTGCCCCTGTAAAGCCAATGACTTTCAGCTTGTAATAGAAAGTTCCAGAATCAGGATTCCAGACATCACTCGGGCGTTCAGTGACTCTTAGCAAAGTTCTGTTCATGACAAGAACAACCCCCACCTGAAGCAACTCGTCAGCGCCTTCTCTAATGCTGTCAATTCTTGAGTTCAGGTCGCCAATCGTTACCCCTGAATCTTCGACAATTCTTGAGTTGCTAAAGGTAAACTGCCCCGGCGAAATTTCATAAGTCAGCTCATCACCTAGCTCGCACAAAAGTTGAGTTGGGAATTCATAAGCTGTGCCATTGAATATAGTTACACCACACTTGCAGCTATACGCCCGACCAATTCCTCTCATTCCGTCTTCGCGTTTTTTGGCTTCGTTGCCAGCAATTTTTTTACGTTCGTTCTGTACCTTCCCGTCAATATCTTTGTCTTGATCTTCAGGAAACGAGACAACCTGCCAGTTCACACGCCAGTGCCCACCATTTGGAATTGGGTTGTAAACGCCGAAGCTGGTGGTATTTGACGGCGTATAAACCTGACTGAAGCCTGTGTCGGTATTTGAGTCAAAAGTAGGGCAAATAAATATCTCGTCTTCTTCGCTGCCAGTTAATCCGCCTGCCGCATCGCCATACAAGGTATCGCGCAGTCTAATTTTGTTCTCGTCGTTTTTGCTGCTCCAGCCAATCCAGTAGTTGGTCTTATAGAAATTGGCGAGGCTCTGGCCGCCAAACATGAATGCAGGCAGTGATGGCTTCTTGGTGATCGTTGATGTGCCAATCACCGTCAGAAATTTGATGGCTTGATATTTGCCGTGGCTGGTCATCCGTGACCAGACCAGCAACGGATCAACAACGATGCCGCCTGACTGTTTGACAACATCTTGGCCCTCCCCAGGCTGACCGCCGGGGACAAACTGCCCAAACGGCATCGGGATCCTTGAGCCCAGTTGCGCCAGCTGAGGTGCGCCTTGAAAGCCAATTGAATTGTTGAACCGAGTTCGACCGGATTGGCTGTCGAGCTGAATGCTTTTTTGTTGTTTCTTATCTTGGTTCGGCTGCTTTGGCTTAGGAGCCAACAGTATTGAGACACCCGTTAAAACCAGACCAATCGCCAGGTTGATCAAGATTGGTGTGATTACAGCGTCGTTAGTAGGTAACCCCCCGAAATCAACGTCTCGTAGTTTGGTTCTTACTTCTGCTGCAAATTCTCGATATTCCTGCTCCGATAAACCCAGTGTCGCGATGAGGTCGTGTTCGTATGGGAGTAAAGGGAGTTCATATATCTCAGCGGAAACCAGTTTGCCCTTCCTTGCGTTTGGCTGGTTAGCAAGATCCCCTTGTTCCATACAACTGAGAATCCCGGCTCGGGGCTGACAATCACGTCCCCATCGTAGCTAGGTCGATCTACCCGCT